GGATGTAAAATTATTCATATTGGACGAAGCGGATGAAATGCTTTCAAGAGGTTTCAAAGACCAAATTTATAATATTTTTCAATATTTTCCGGAAACTTTACAAGCTATTTTATTCAGTGCAACTATGCCTTCCGATATTATACAACTTACAAATAAATTTATGAATGATCCTGTGAAAATTGTAATGAAAGCAGAAGATTTGACCTTAGAATGTATTCAGCAATATTATGTAGCGATTTTTAATGATAATGCAAAATTCGACATGTTAAAAGAATTATTTTCTTATATTAGTGTTTCTCAGTGTATTATATATTGTAATAGTGTTCCTCGCGTTAATGATTTATACAAAGCCATGACAGATGAAGGATTTTCGGTTTGCGCGATTCATAGTTCCATGGACAAGGAAGAAAGGGAACGCGCTTTTTATCATTTTCGTAATGGCGGATCTCGTGTATTGATTTCATCGGATATAACTGCACGAGGTATTGATATACAACAAGTTAGTACGGTGATTAATTTTGATATACCAAAGTCGTGCAATACTTACTTGCATAGAATTGGAAGAGGTGGGCGTTGGGGGCGTAAAGGTTTCGCTATTAATTTTGTTACCAAACACGATATTCATAATATGCGTCGTATTGAAAATCATTATAAAATAAATATTCAAGAATTGCCGGCGAATTTTCGTATTTTAGTATAATCGTGTGGATGGTGTTGTAATTATTTATCTGTGTAAAAGATATAAACATTTTGAATGAAAGAATATTTATAATAGAATCTCCCATGCATGTGGTTACTGGTGCGAGTCAAAATCACTATAAATCATTAATGAATATGATATTGTCATTTATGAAATTTCATAAAAATGATCCGGAATATTATATTATTGTCTATGATTTAGGTATTTGTCAGGAGGATTGGTCGAGATTATTACAAGTGTTTTCAAGATATACGAATTTTATTTCCGATACTTTTGATTATAGTAAATATCCTTCTTATGTCAATATTGAAATAAATGCAGGAGAATATGCATGGAAACCGATCATTATATCGGATGTTTTTCATAAATATCAAGATGTTACTTTATGGATGGATGCTGGAAACATTCTGGTAAATCCTCTACATCGTGTGAATGAACTAATATTGAAAAATCATATATATTCTGGTTATTCTGGACATGCGGGGGAAAGTATTCAGAAATGGACACATCCAAAAACTTTGGAATATATGGGAAAAATAGAAGGTGGATATGATATTTCTGCTTGTCAGGGGCGTAATGGTGCATGTCTTGGATTTAATTATCACAGGGATTATGTTCATGATTTTGTGAATGAATACAAAATGCATGCATTAACAAAGGAATGTATTGCACCAGAAGGTTCGAGCCGTGCAAATCATCGTCAAGATCAATCCGTTTTTTCCATCATGTTTTACAAATATTATATTCGATATCAATTTGATTTTTCAACCGATGCAAATGATTATTATATGGATTATAAAATACAAAATGATGTGGATTAGAATGTGCTTACTAGAATTTGACGGAGGATCGTTTTTGTCCTAATATTATAATTCCTAAAACGACGAATAATATACCAATAATGTCTATTTTTGTAATTTTTTCTCCAAAAAATATGATTGCTATCAATGCTCCTAATAAAACCGAAAATGCATTGATAATGGCATAGATGATTGCAGAACCTGTTTTTTGGAGCGATTTATAATACAAGTAAATCACTAATAATTCTAATAAAACTACTAAAAAAAGTATAAAAATTTTACTATTTTCAACATAATATTTTATCAAGAAAAAATATACAGTTGAGACGATTGCTGCTAAAAACGCCCAAAATAATGAATCATTGAAAATCATATATATATTATACCTATAAAATAACTATCTTTCGTTTATACTCGTTGTTTTTATTCAACCACTAGTATAATATGTTTTTATTTGAAATAACCAACTTTTTTGAAAAAGAGGAAGACATTGGAAAACCGTTAGAAAAGAAAAAATTTCGTTTACCAATAACATATTTAGAAAAAAAAGATTTGCATGAATTATCTGAAACGGTTTCGAATGATTTAGAAATGGTATCTTCGAATTCCACAAAATCAATGTATGAATATTTATTCCAACCAAATCACGAATTTGCAAAAAAAATGATTCTAGAATGGAATAAACAATATACCACCAATATTGATTATTTAAAGGATACAAAAGAGGTTCTCGAAAATATGGAAAAATATTGTGAAACTATGCCTTCGTATTCTGTCAATTGTGAAAAAATAAAGGAAATTTGGAAAGAAACCAAAGAAAATAAGGATTTTCTATCGAAATATAGTTACATGGAATGGAATATATTAAAACATTTCAATCATTCTTCTACTTTTTTACAAACGATTTCGTTTATTCATATTGTATCCCCTCTTGTTAGTCTTATGATTCCATTTTTATTCCTACTTTTTCCATTTATCATATTGAAAATTCAAGGAATCCCAATTACATTTGAAGTTTATATGGATGTTCTCAAAACCATTGCACGAAATCATTTTATTGGAAAAACTTTATCCAATATGAATTCTTTTTCTGTTGATAAGGTACTCTATTTTATGACTACTTTCGGTTTGTATCTATTACAGATCTATCAAAATGCCATACAGTGCCATCATTTTTATAAGAATATGCGAACCATGAATGATTATTTATTTGAAATGAAAGAATATACGAAATATTCGATTTTATCCATGGAAGAGTTTCTTGAATTGAATCGTGGTATTCAAACATATCAAGATTTTTTGCATGATGTTGAATTGCATTGTGAGAACTTGAAACGATTTTATAGCGAATTGGCGAATATTCAACCTTTTTGTCATTCTTTATCAAAATTCAATGAAATGGGATACTTATTAAAATGTTATTATGAATTGAATTCGAATATGGAATATGAGGAAGCTTTGGAATTTTCTTTTGGTTTTGAAGGTTTTATTGATAATTTAAAAGGTGTTTCTGAGAACTTGAACAAACATATCGTTTCTTATGCGGAATTTGATGTTTCTGGTAATTGTGATATTCAAAAACAATATTATCCGCCATTCATGGAAGAGAACCCAGTAAAAAATAATTGTTCCTTTGATAAAAATATGATTCTTTCTTCACCGAATGCTGGAGGAAAAACGACGCTGATTAAAACAACCACATTGAATATTATTTTTTCACAACAAATTGGATGCGGTTTTTATAAATCATGTGTTTTAAATCCATATACCCATATTCATTCTTATTTGAATATACCAGATACTTCTGGTCGCGATTCTTTATTTCAAGCGGAATCTCGCCGTTGTAAAGAAATTTTGGATATTATTCATCAATATTCGGGAGAACCGTATCGTCATTTTTGTATTTTTGATGAACTTTATTCGGGAACAAATCCGGTCGAAGCTACCAAATCTGCTTATGCTTTCTTATTGTATTTATGCAAATTTTCGAATGTTCAATTTATTTTAACCACGCATTACATTTCTATTTGTAAGAAATTTCGATTGTCTTCGAATGTCCAAAATTATAAAATGGAAGTAGAGAACCTGGAGGATGGTTCGATTCGATATACCTATAAAATGAAAAAAGGAATATCCAAAATACAGGGTGCAATTAAAATTTTAAAACAAATGGAATATCCAGAGGAAATTATTGAGACAATTCGTAATACGAAGGCATAGCGGTTTGTGTTCGGTAAAATATATTTATAGTAAAGGAAATAAATATATTCTTTGAGTGTTTGGAAGTAATGATATTCTATTTTGTAACGATTGTTTCAACATTTTCTTTATCCACACTTTCTGTTCTCTTTTTATGCCGTCTTTACAATACTCCGTTTTTTCATCCTAAAAAACCCGAACAATTTCGAGAACAATGTATGAATGTAGTGAAAATGTCTTCTATTTTTGTATTGGAATATAGTGTTTTTGGTCGTCTTTTTGCTCGATTTTCACCAGGATCGTCTATTTTTCATATAATAAATTATGTATTTTGTATAGAAATGTTGTATTATGCATATCATCGATTGATTCATACGAGATGGTTGTATAAACCATTTCATTCATTACATCATCGTAATGTGATTGTTTACCCAATCGATACTTTTTATTTTGATATAGTGGATGTTACTGCCTATACTTTATGTATTTGTTACCCATTACAATGGATTCATGTCAGTTATTGGGAACATGTAGTTGTATTATATTTGTATATAATGGCCAGTTATTTGTCTCATTCGAATATATTTTTTACACATCATGCTTTACATCATCGTCGTTTTGATTGCAATTTTTGTATTTTATTTCCTATTTTTGATGTTATTTATGGGACATATAGAGAATAAAATAGATTCATCGATTCTTATTTTTTTGTAAAAATCATAATACGCTCATTGGTTTCTTTATGTTTTGTTACATGAACATCTTTATTCAACATTGGTTGTTGTGATTTCAATTGAAAATATTTTTTTGTGATTTCATTCATATCATGGAGTAAATCATATTCCTGTTTGTCTGAACCATATCCCGATAAAACATAACAAAGTTTTCCCCCTTTTTCTACTACATGATGACATAGTTGTATTGTCTTTTCCCAATATCCGGTCAACCATTCTTCATATGTTTTATATCGAGTTGTACTTTGATTTGCACTGTCATATAATTCTAATTCATAATAAGGCGGGCTAAAAAAAACGAGATCAAAATGGTTGCGATATGTATCTGCGAATCGTTTTATTTTTAAAAGGTCTTCGGATGGTTGACAAATAATTTCATACTTGATTTTTTTTGGAAAACATTCGATCAATTCAGCTGTTTTTTTACATACGGATGGAATTACATCGACACCTACATATTCTTTTATATAGTGCGATTCTAAAAATCCGAAAGAATAAGATGACCATCCTAAAGTAGGTGTAAATATTTTGGTTGCTTTAAAAATGGATTGATTTAATGAATAAACGAAATAGGGATTCATTATAGATGCGCGAAAATAATAGGATGAAAAAACACTGCCGATACGCCCTTCTCGAATATAATGTAATCCACTTGGTGTTAATAATTTATAATCAATGATGGAATGTAAATAAAGATCTTTTAATACTGAAAAAAAAGTGGGAACATTTTCTATACCGGATTTTGTTTTTTCTAAGATATCTTGATAGTGAATGTTTCGTATTATATTTTTATATTTGATGTTTATATTATTATTCATTTCGGTTGATTTCATTGGTTTGTCTGTAATATGTGTATTTTCTGGTGTAACTTGTAGAGAAAGGTTGTAGAATCGAGTTAAATATTCATTACGATCTTGAATATTTTCAAAGAGGATTTTGATATCGGATTTATGGATATTCTTTTTTTTCATATATTCTTTTAACGGTGTTGTGGTTTTTCCTACTTTGACTTTTGCTTCTTCTATAAATTCGGTCATGGTTTGTTGCTTTTTTTTGGCAAATATGTCTAAAAATTTATTTAATTCTACTATTTTCATTTTTTGTTTTCTATAGTAGATGGAGAATTTATTCTACTGTTGAGAATAAATTCTTATTGAATAAATTCTTATTGAATAAATTCTTATTGAATTTATTCTTATTGAATTTATTCTACTGTCGAAAATTTATTTATCAATTTGATGAATCATTTCATATTGGAAATAAAGAAAATCATGTTTATAAAAATGATTAAATATAGCCAAGCTTTCATTATCAAAATATTGTGTAATATCATATATAGTCAAATGAAAATCATCGAATGGAATGAATTCATTATTATATGTTTCAAGTTTATACCACTTGACTTCTTGATTGATTCTATTATGATCCACTATAAATAAATATTGAGGATAAAAATGAATAATTTTACTTTCGATTTTTTCTTCAAATATTTTGGGCATTTCGTTTATGACGTTATAGTTATTATACTATAAATAGATATGATTTAACAACAACAATCTGTTTGTTCTGCTGGTTTTGTTAGCGTTTCTTTTGGTGTTTCTTTTGATATTTCTGAATAGTTGTAGAATTCATTTGTATATTTTTTGTCTTTTTCTTTTTCACTCAATTTCAATATTTTTATACAAGCATCTACTATGTTTTCACAGCATATTATAAGTAATAGTGAGGTTGTTTCATTTTCGATTTTTACTAATTGTTCACGAATAATTACACTTATCAAAAATTTAAGAATATGACTTATTGTATCTGAGATTGATTCTATTTTATTATCAATATTCATAGAAATTAGTAAATTATAAAGTTGCGTAATAATAGAAATAATGTATGGTATATCATTTGCGTCAATTTCACCATTGTTTATATTACGAATAAAAGTACTTTCGACTGTTCGAAAAAACTCCGGTTTTGTTTTTATTATTTGTTCAATGACAACTAAACTGTGACTGGTGATTTTTGTTGAATATTTTTCTTGTAATTCATAAGAAGCCAAAATGGCTTCAATCTTTTGTATAAGATTTCTATGGGCTGTATTTTTCTTTTGAACGAATCCGTTCATTTCTTTGTCATCGCCAACATCTGACCAAGTTTCCATTATATATAGAATGATGCTAAATTATTTTTTTGGTTACAAATCATTAATGCTGTAACTACTGATGAATTATTTCTAAAATAATAATTTGAATGTGTTCAATTATTATTTTTGTAGTGTAATATTTATCTGTGACTTTTTCTTGTTTTTTTGGTTGATTTTTTAGTTGATTTTTTTGTTTTTCTGAATTTTTTGATAGATTTTTTTGATTTTTTTGATTTGTTTTTTAATTTACCTCCATAATAACTAGATATTTCATCCACTATGTCTTTATTTAAAAATACTTTTTGTGATGGTGTTTCTTTTGTATTATTATTTTTTTTATCATCAACTGCTTTTTGTATTTTCATTTCTTGACTAATTTTTTTTGTATTTTTTATATTTTTAATTCTTTCATTATAAATTTTCAGATTCTTTTCAAAGTTTTTTCTATTTTTACAATATTTTTTTATACTTTTTTTATTATCAAAAGGGTCTTTCATTTCTAAAAAAGATTTGTCATATTTTTTCGCTATATTTTTAAATTTTTCAATGAAATCATATTTATCCTGTGATTCTTTTATTTCTTGTTCATATATATTATTGTCTTGTTGAGAAATTTCAAAAATTTCTGCATCAAATAAATCATCATCCAGATTTAATTGTAAGCCAATAATTTCATTCTTAAAAAACTGATGCATGAATCGATAATTTTTTTTTTTATAATTTTTATAAAAAGATTTCAATATTTGCAATAAATACTTTTTCCAAATAGGCATAAATTCTTTATATTTATTTTTGTATATTTCAAAATCACCATCAAATAATTGTTTTAAAATATTTTTTCCTTTATTATATAATATCTCAATAGCAATTTCATGATATAAACTATATTCTTCATTTGATTTTAATTCTAATAACTCATTATCAATATCTAAATTTAATTTTTTGGTTTCATCTATAAATTTTCCTAATATATTCCATTCATCATCATTTATTCCAGAATAATCATATAAAGTATAACCAACAAGAGAATCAGAATCAGAATCTAAATCAGAATTGGAATCTAAATCAGAATCAGAATCGGAATCAGAATCAGAATCTAAATTCAAATGATTACAATCCTGGTCATAATTAAATTCAGACATATATATAATATTGTATGAAAAAAATATTGATTTATTGAAATTATATCATTTATTTTCATAACATAAATAATATAATTTTTTTATTTTCTTGACTTTTTTGATTTGTTTGTTTTTCTAGTTTTTCTGGTAGATCTTTTTGATTTTCTTGATTTTTTTGATTTTCCACCTTTTCCCATCAGTCTACCAAAAAAACTTTTTTTTGGTGTTCCGTATTTTTCTAAATCTATCTTGTTTTTAATTTCATATTCATCTTTATCACTTTTTATTTTTCTTTTATGTTCATGATAACAATGGATAAAATCATCGTTATTTGTTGCTTTTTCTGAACAATAATTTTGTATTTCTTTATCTGTGCTTGTAGAAATAATGAAACTCATATATAATATGTGAATATATTTATTACTAAATTGTCATGAGTTGATTGGATATCGTCGATGTTCGATAGTTTTACTGAAATTATTTAGGGTGGAAAAACTGGAAAATAAAGTCGGC